CAGCCGCTAATGCAATCCATGAAGCAGCAGAGCAAGCTTGACCAACTACTTGAGCAGTTACATTGCCTGGATATTTCTTTAAAGCTGTATACATTTCAGAACCAGCATCAATGTAACCACCAGGTGAGTTGATTTCCAATATAACGTCTTGACCATTAGCATTACTCAACGCTTCATTTAATTGATTAGGACTAGCCACTTCATACCCTAAAAATGAATAAATATCACCTAAATTATTGGGTACGATTATTCCCTTGATTGGTACTGTCGTCATCATCTTCACCTCCTTCATTTGCTGGAATAATTGACTTATCAGGAATAGGTAAATCATTAGGCAAATAACCATAGTGCTGTAATACATAGCGCCCTTGATTGCCTGACAAAATTCCTTTACTTGATAAATCACCAATTTCAGATGCAAAGTTATCACCTGTTGCATCTATAGCTGGTCTCACATCGTAAGTGATTTGGCTGTTCAATTTATTGGATAGTTCGCTTTGAACTGCACCAGCATAACGATTAAGAGCCTTAGCATATTGACCACCAATTTGAGTGATATTACTTTGCTGGTCACCTTGACCATTAAGGTAAGAATCAGGTACGCCATAGACCTTTGCAATTTGCTTACCAGTCCAATCAGCTTGTTGTAACAGTTTTGCTACATCACTCTTAACTTCCAAAGGTTGGTAGGTTTCAAGATCATCAAGCACAATCGGACCATTATCGGAACTATTAACTTGACGCATAAATTCACGTGATCTAGCTGATTTTTTCTTCCAATCAAGCAGACCACCACCAGTAACGCTTAAAATTCCTGGCGCTTCCACAGATTGAGAGAGAGCATGTAATGTTAAACGATTACTTGCATCTTTGATATTCAGTTCATTAGCCAAACCAGTAAGTGGTGAAACACCAGTCTTCCCACCGTTCTTTGATACAAGTCTGATATGAATCACATCACTTTGTGGGACATTCTCTTTTGTTTGAATATCAGGTTCATCAAAGTTGATGTTGTAGGTTAGCCCTGATCCATCTTCTAAAAGCAGTGTTTGAACTTGTGATGGTCTTAAAAATTCCCAATATAAATCAACGCCATTGATGTTTCTCCATCTGTAGGCATAAGCATTGCCATCTAATAGCAGTTGTGCAAACATCCCTTGCCAAAAACTAAAGCCATTAGTTAAATTAGAAGGATTATCAATCAGTGATTGTGCTCTATCTTTATCAGCTTTCATTTTTACCAGTGCTAAATCAGCTGATAATTGTGAGATCAATGAGAAAATATCTGAATTTTTTAAAGCAGTATCTGCGGAAACATACTCACTAACAGATAAATCATTCTTAAATAAAGTAATAAATTCAGGATCATTTAAGCTGTAGCCTGATACATTGCTTTTATTTAAATTAAAAACAGGCATTATCTATCACCTCCTCCCTGACCATGTGGGAGTAGATCAATTAATAAGCCTGTTAAAAGTAAAGCAATTCCTAGACCTGCAAAACCTGCTATTTTATTCCATAAAAAAAGAGCTATGACAATAAAGCCAAAGCCCAATAAATAAAGGATTACATCTAAGAATTTCCAAATTTTTTCAAACAGCGTTTTAATTATCACCCGTTTCACCTCCCAAAAGACCAGAATCAGGATTTTCAAACCATTTAAGCACTTGTTCTTGTGTCATCCGTTCTACTTGATGTGATTTGTCATTGATCAATCCATAATCTTCAAAGTTGTACATTCCTTGATACATTGCATCAATTTCAGCATCCACAACATCAATCTTCTTAGTAGCCTTGTCCTTATCAACTTGAATACCAATCTTGTCTTCCCTAATAACAGCATTTAAGAGAGCCGTTTCTTCGATTGGATCATCAAATCGTGTAATTTTTCCAGTAGCGTAAGCTTCTTGCAAGAATTTAGTTGGATTAGCAAGTTCTGAAGTTCGTTGTGCAATATCTTGAATCAACCAACCTGTATTTGCATTAAGGCTTTCAGTAATATTTTTAACTTGATAACTACCATACCGGTCATAGCCAAAAAACTTAACATCTAGTCTATGCTTTTCAGTAAATTCAAGAATCCATTTATAAACTTGTTCGGGATTGATAATGCCTTTTTCATGACTAGTAATTGTGCAGTAACCTTTTTTAGCTAATTCACGATAAGGCAAGCCATCTTGTTTTTCCTTAGCTTCAATACTTCCTGCTTGTTGCCATGGAATAAATGAATGTTGCATCATTTGCCACTTATGCATCCCTTCAGGAGTGGTATACGGAAAAGCAAAACCAACAGCTGTATTATCAGAAAACATTGAGTAGTCAAAACCCATATAACAAATTAAGCCATCGATCTTGAAATCATCATTGATAGCTTTTTCAACGTCTTTCAAATTCAAATAGCTAGCAGTTGATTGTTTAAGCCACAAATTCAAGTTCTTATTCTGGAACTTATGAAGCGTATTAGTAAGCATTCCTTGATCACGTTGCTTAATTAAATTGTCAGTTCTACGCTTGCGTTCTTCATCTGATAAACCAATTAATGGATTAGATTTTTCCCATGTTTCAGGCTTGAAAGTTTCATCAAGGTCATCTTGCGCCCACACGAGACAGAGAGAGTTATCACCTTCACGGCTATAATCTTTTTCCATGATGTGCTGCATCGTAATTTGTTCTTGATGAAACGGACTTGTTGGATCAGGATAAGCAGAACTAATTTTGATGAATTGATGATATGGAATTACTTGTGCTTGACCATCTGTAATATCAGTCATTCTATCATATGTATCAAGAGCACCGGTTTCATCATAGATAGCTAAAACATTGTGGGTTGAATCGTATTTATCAGCTTCATAACTGATTTTCCATACCTTATTGTTAGTTTCTTTTTCAATGATTTGGTTAGTCTGTAAATCAAGCCCTGACTCTTTAGCTATGGATGCAAACGGTTCAATCTTAATGACTGCTTCAAGCATTTTCTTAACATAACCAAACAACTTTGTTGATTGATCAGATGTATTAGCAGTAATCAAGAAGTCCTTGTTAGTGAAGTTAAGCGTATCAATCAAGACAGCCTTGCACATTTGGATACCAGCTATTTGTGTTTTGCCTTGTCCACGTCCAACACTTATGTGGATGTCAGTGTATCTTCTTTCACCGTTTGCATCTTTCCAGCCATTAATCATAGCTAGAATAAATTTTTGCCAATCCATTAATGGAAGTGGTTTATGTAAATCAACGTCTGGAATGATTGATGCAAACTTAAAAGTATTTTGTACTTCTTTAACATCATAATGGTAAGGAAAATCAGATGTATTTTGACGTTTCAAGTCTTGTAAGTTTCTGAAACAAGCAAGCTTAGTAATATAACCAGCTAATCTTTTACCATCTAATACATCAAAACAATATTTTGTGGCATCATCATTGTATTTAATTCTAATGTCGTTATAGTTAATTGCCTGATAAGCACCATCAACGTCATGAGTTTGTGTTAAATCAGTTTTCATTGCATCAATCACCTCTTTTTTACTATTTTTAGGCAAAATAATAGGCTTAATCACAAAAAAACGTGATTAAGCCCTAAAAATTATCCTTGCATTTCTCTTAATGCATCCGTGGCAACTTTAGATACGTTAATTTTATTTTCTTTCGCCCAATCATTTAAAGCTTCTGGAATAGAAATATTTCTTCTTACAGTTTTACCATATTGATTGAGCCACTTTGTCATGTTGACCGTAACCCATGTTACTTGTTGGTTATCTTTTAATTTCCATTCTTTAGGATTTTGAACTTTAGGATATTTTTCTTCACCATCTAACATTGCAGCCATTGCATCTTCAGCATGTACTAATGCTTCTGGAATAGTTTCACCATCAGTTACCATACCTTGAATATTAGGTGAAGTTACAACATAATAATGACCTGATTCATCATTATATTCACTAAGAATTGCAGGATAAGCTACGATATTTTGCTTCATATTTTATGATATGCCAAAGCTAGGAGGCTTAACCTCCTGGCTTTTCTAATCCAGCCTGTTCAAGAATGGCTTTTTCAGTCATTTTTTTAAGTTCTTTGCTGTGCATTGGAACTTCTGTTTTTCTTCCAGTAGTTGGATTAAAAAATCTTCTATGACCACCTTTTTTAGGTAATTCAATAAAACCATTCTTCTTTAAAAAACGAACCATTTTAGCTGGCTTCCAAGGCATATCTTTCACCTCCTTTCAATTTCTAAGTATATTATACACAATTATTTGTGTATAATCAACAAAACCTAAAATAAATTAATCACTTAAAAAAATCTTTCAAGCTTTGAACAGCTGTTTTTTTATCATCTGTAGTAGGTAAATTTAAATCCATCATTTGACTTCTTGCTTTAGGACTTAATCCTAATTCTTTACCAATGGTATTCATCTGTTTCAACGAATCAGACATGATCTGATAAGCTGGATTTTTCTTGTATCCTAAAAAATTCTTAGCAACTTCCTTGCCATCCACAGGAGAGACGACCGTTTTATAGATTGGTTGCTGAACACCATGTTCAAGGACTTCTTCATAAGCCATGCGGTAGGTGTCGTAGGCTGAACAGTATTGTTGAAGTAAATATTCATCAGCACGTAAGATTTTGTCATTCTTATTGAGATAAGTGGCAAGTTTTGGATACAAATATTTGCCGTAAGTTCCAAGCCATTTAGGTGCTTGATTAGGTACTTTCGGCTTTGATAGATCAACTTTGTTCATGTTTCAGCCCCCTTTCAAAAACTTTTAAAATTTTGTTTGTGACACAAGAAAACGGCACTGATGCGGCTCCCTAGACGTTAAAAAACGGGGCGGGGGTCTTTTTATTTTTGATTCATGTATAATTACACT